TTGCAATTAGGACTGGAGTAAGGGCTGATATGACTTGTAAAAATTCATTCATTTAATAGTTGATGAGCCAAAATAAAATCCGACAATAGCTAGAACCGTTTGACGAACTTCTGGTAAAATTAAGTAGCCGTTAAGAGTTTGATATTTAACTCCTCCAAATAATCCAAAAAATCCTTTTGTTTCTTGTCCGACTGTAACACCCTCTGGGCTGTGAGCTAATATAAATGGGGCTACAACGACCGCAAACAACACGGTGCATACTATGACCCTCCTAACCCATTCTCCGCCCCTTGTAGCGGCTTTCTGATGACTTTCATCTGCGGCAGCTTGTTTCTTTAACATAGCGTCAACAGTAGCTTGTTGGTTAGACACAAGTTGTCCTATAAGTTTAAATATAAACCCTGAGGCTCCTCCGCCTAACATTGCTATAAGTTCAGTTGTCATTTCTTTTTAATTATATGATGATATGCAAGTGCTAATGAACCCACCGCACCACATAAGTATGCAATAATACTAGCTACCTCATTAAGATCAGAAAGGTTCCAAGCTGTAATTTCAGCTAAAAAAACTGCACCCCAAATTTTGCAATGACCTATTATTTGATCCATTTTTCAAATTAACTATAATGTAGTAATTTAATGTTTGAAATGGTTACATCAAAAATTGCACTTCTTTGAAAAAACAAAGATATTGACGGTTCTTTGGATGATGTTCCATCATTAAATAAAATTGCAGTAATTGAATTGGATCCTTCTCTTGCTTGAAATCTATCTTTATTCAAAGCATCAGGAGATTGTTCAACTTCACTATTATCCCTAGTTACTATTTCAATACGGTGTCTTTCCGAACCAGAAATAGGATCATTTATGCTAGTTCCTGAAGCTTGTGTAACATCAAATGTTATGCGATAAGTTCCTAAACTAAAATGTGAAGAATCAAAGTGCAACAGAGTTATAAGTTGATCGCTTGATCTAACTCCGCTTGCAACAGCCCTAACGGTGCGGTTAAATCCGCTCCAAGTTGTTGAAAAATTAGTTAAACTAAGATTATCTTGGTCTTTAGCGGGTTTAAGTTCTAGAACTGGCTGTACAGCTAAAGTGCTAAGACTTAACTTTGAAGATAGGTTCATTCTTAAAACCTATGTAATGCTACTAAACCGCTACTTACAGAAACACCTGAAAATTCTCCATATAATACAGTTCCAGCAGTAAAAGAATCCAACAAAAGATTATCATTGGTAACTTTATTAGCTGTAATTGCAGATATCGTAGAATCCTTTAAAAATTGTATTGCTCCAAAAGTTCCGCTAACAGAACTAGATGAAGAATTTATAAGAGCGGAACCGCCAGAACTGAATTCTAATGTTTGATTTTTTGAACTATTCATTATTATCGGGATTGTCTATTGACATATGTTGAGATTTTTTTTCCAACCATGTTGGTATTAGCTATTATACTAGCCTTGCCAAGCTCATCATCTAAGTGTTCGTTAGCAATGTTTTCTTCTGCAATAGCCTTTTCGGTTTGACCGTCCATACGAAGAAAATCCGCATAAGAAGCATGAGCTATAAAATAAAAAAATTCTCCAGGAACACTTTGAACATTAGGTGAAGAAGCATAGCCTAAAACGGGAGTAAACTGTCTTTTATATGTAACATACACATCACCAGTCTGATCAGTTCCTCCTACTTGATTTATAATATGAGCACCAGAAAAATCTACATAGAAATCATATTCCAGAGTTGAGTTTTTTTCAAAAGGTTTGTCTCTATGTATTCTTAAAAATTCACCTATTGTTGTTTTTGATCCTTCTTGTATTGGAACTATGCCATTTGTAGCAGTCCGAGCTTCTCCAACAATTAAATATCTAGCCCACCAGTCCGAAGCATCAAAAGCTTGTCTAAATCTGCGATTAACAAAATTGCGGATATAATTAGTTTCTTCTGTTGTAAACTCATTTACTCCAGCTAAAGACTTTATTAAATCAAATAATTCTGCGTATGTCCTATTTTGCATTATACTTTATTTGGACTCAAATCTGAATAAATTTTGTTATAGTATTTTAAAAATTCTTTAGAATGAACTTGGTCAGTGCCGTATTTTTTAATCATTCTAAAATAATCCCTTGCAGGAATTGTTGCTACGCATTTACCAAGTACTGGATGCGTTTTACCTTTTTCTTCTGTTGCTTCTTTTCGGGCTATATCACGACGAGAATTTTCAGTAACTCGTTCTTCCGCAAAGCTCTTTTTTACATGATCAACAAAAGCACGATCAATAGCTTCTTGTGTAATTTCGTGAGGCTTGCTAAGTATTTCCATAATAAAAAGGTGGGGGGCTTTCGCCCCCCGACCAGAATTATTTAAGCAGGATCAGCTTGTCCTTTGATCATGCCATGAGCTTGTGGGTGGTAGACACCAAGTGTCAAAGCACAGTCCACAATACCACGCTCACCACCACCAAGATTTGGTAGGCGAGAAGTTCCCATTGGGATTAACTCATGAACGCCGTAGTACTCAGGATTCACTAGGAAACCAGAACCCTTGTTCTGTGATTCACCGAACTTAGGCATACAGACAGGGTTGCCGTTTACGATAGAAACGATACCATGATCGCTTTGATATAGTTCAACTGAAAGTTTAATTTCAGCAGAACCACCTTCGTAATTTACATTGCGAACTGAATCGCCAGACCCACCTTGGAGACGAGCGAAATCGCTGATTGTGCGACGTAGACCTGTGTTAGCTACAAGTGTAAGTCCGTTGCTTACTCCATTAACATCAAAGATGCTAGAAATAAGATCATTGAACACACTTTCATTGAACGGAGTAGCAGTATCTTCAGCAACCGTGTAGATGCTAGAAGCTGGAGTTTCAAAGCCACTTGGGACTTCAACACCTGCTTCTGGAGAAGACGAAATGTAAGCGGCAAGACCATTCATCTTATAAGGAAGAAGATTGGTAGCTTGTTGCTTTACATTGTCAGAACATAATGTTTTTTCAACATCACGTTTTAGTTCACGAATTGCTTTAGCTTCAGCTTCAGCAATCTTAGCGGGACCGACTGAATCAACTGCTTCTTGTAGTTCGGATACCTTGTAATCACGGCGGAACTTTTGAGTAAAGTTGCCCATACGAGCACGACCTGCAAATTGGTCAGTGTATGTGACGACATCTTCACCTTCTAGGATGCCAGTAGTTACAGGATCGCTGAGTACATCAACAGTCCATTCAGTATTAGTTGCGGATGCTTTCTGTTTAGAAGCACCAGAAAGAATCGGAGTTTCTTCAGGAGCAAGGATTGTCAAGACATCAGTCAAGTCCTCGCGATTGGAAACAGCCGATCCTGGGTTTGTAGTATCATATGTTTTTGAAAACGCCATGATTATATACTTTCTATTATTGGATTAACGACTTAATTGTGCAGTTCTGAGTTTGATGAAATCACTCGCCGTTCCTGTAGAACGAAACGAATTTTGAGATGTCTGGATGTTTTTGCTCCTTCTGGTTATAGGTTTTTCACTTTTAACCGCTGTATTGCTTACGCTTTTAGGAGGGTTAATGGATTTAGATGGCTTGACAGCTTGATCAACTAACTTTCTTTCCCCAAAAATACTATTTGCCGCATGAGCCAAAAGATATGGCATTTGTGCTTTTAGTGTTGGGTCAGCATTTTTTAATGCACTTGTTAGTCGTTGATCATTTAACATTGCTTGATAACGCTTATTTGTAGCATTATCTTTTTCTTCCGTCCAAGGAATTTCTTGTCTGATTTTTTCTTCTAGTCCTTTTTGTATTTTTATTCCTTGAGCTTTATTTTGCAAGTCTTGGATTTTTTGAGGAATATATTTTTTTTGTGCGTGTCTAGCATTTCTAAGAATATTTCTTACTTCCTTTTTTGTAACACTTTTACCATCCATTTCGGTAACTGTATCATTTGCAGAATAATCATCGGATTCAAAAAGAACATTTTCAGCCCATTCAATTGCATCCTTAATTTCTTTGGATTTTTCTTGAACTTCCTTTATGTTTTTTAAATCCTTGTATGGATTTTCATCAATGTCCGATACGGATACTGGTTTTTTAGCCTTTTGTTTAAGCTGAGATTCCAGTGCTTGGATTCGTTCTTCAGCCGCTTTTCTTCTTGCGGTTAGTTCTCCAAAGCGTTTTACGGCACGGGATCCTAACTTTTGAGAAAGCTCCTGAAGCTCTTCCTCCGACATATCGTCTAAATCAACCTGTGAAAGAACATTAGTTGCGGATTCATCTTCAGTTTCGGATACTGCTTGCTCCTCTACTTCTGATTCCTCTTTAACCTCATCTGTTGGTGAATTTTGATCACCTAGCCTAGAACTAATAAAGTCCTCTGCTGACATATTTGAAGAAACAGGATTAGTTTCCGAATTTGTTTCGGTTACTGGTACTACCTCTTCTGTGCTCGCTGTATTTTCAACGGAATCAGCGTTCTCCGTTACGATTTCATCTTGCATATGTTTCCACTCCTTAACGCCGAGCGATGGCGATGGTTATATCTTATCACACCCGACAAGCTATTGCTTGAGCAGATGTTTTAAATCTTTAAATTCTGTCATTTCAAGAATTTGGTCGTAAGATAAAATGCGACCAGAAATTTGTTGAATCTTATGGGTTTCAGCATTATGAAGATCGGCAATACATTCTTCACGAAGTGTATCAATAAAATTTAAAAAACGAATAAACGTATCGTGTGTTTTTAGGGTATCTATATCCCTATCAATATTGTCTTCGGGCATTAGTCAGCCAATTTTCTTAGTTCTTCAGAAACTTTTTCCATTCTGGGACGGATGCCAGGAATTCCTTTTTCTTCAGCCTGTTCATATTCAGTGTTTCTTAAATATTCAACAGCCGCTTCTTCAAACTTTCCTTCATTAATTAAACTACGAGTTTTAGGACTATCTTCAATAGATCCGCGATAATGTTCACTGAACAAAGCATCTTTTAGACTATCGGGATAGGTATCAAAATCGGGAAGTAAGTCCTTCAAGGAATCAATTCTAACGCGAACATCTTCATCTAATAACTCTTCAGCAGTTTCTTCAGTAATAGTATCACCTTCTTCAACATCTTTACCGTAATGACCAAAACCAATAGTAAAATATGGTTCGGTTGGATCTGGTTTATATGCTTCTAATTTTAAACCTTCTGCGTCGCGAATAATTTCTTTAAATCGCTCAACAATAGATTCGGAAGATTTTTTATTCTCCTTTTCAGTCATTTCGCCCTCACGCCTTTTAGCGTAGTCAGTTCTAGTAATATTGTCTGCCATATTATTGTTGATTCATTGTTTGTGTACTTATACCGCCCATGGTAGATGGGGTAGTGCCAATTCTTCCAATTTCAGCATTTTGATTTTGTTGAAGTTGGAAATTATATTGTTGTGCATATTTTTCTATGCGAGCCTTAAATGCTTCATCGCTTTGTATGCGTTGAGTAATATCTGGTTGTTGTAAATACTGTTGAATTGCTTGTAAAGCAAATTGAGCACCATTTGGACGAGCAGGAACTTCAATGCCAGCATACAATTTAGATAAATCGTCAGTAATTTCGGTACGAATATCTTCCTGTGCTTCTTTAGCTGGCATAATCATACCGTCCGCAAGAACGGGATCAATAGCACTGGCTGATAATTCAAGCAAACGATCCATGCTTAAACGACCGTTTCGGTCTAAATTTGAAAGTGCAATAAATTGTTGTAATTTTTTTTCTTGCGATTCTGGATCAGTATTTAGCACATCATAATTTACAATAACATCAAAGTTTTCTGTAGGGTCGCCTTTGTCCATTAATTGAGGATCAGGCACTCCCGTTACTTTGAAAAAAACTGAATCAGGACCAAATCTTTGAAAACACTTAAATGCAAGTTTTAAAACTTCTGCTGAATGAGATAAGAACTTATCAACCAAAAATTGTTTTTTAGTTTGTGAAATTACCGAATCATCCAATCCTACGAGCCTATCAGCTTGTTGTTCTAAAGTGTTTTCTATTTCAACAGAACCAGTGGGCGATGG